AAGATAACTCTCGGGCAAAAAAATAATATCTGAAAAACTTTTTAAAGGAGTAATTTATGTATAATTCAGAAGCTCTACAAGAGAAGTGGCAACCAGTTTTGAATCATCCCGATTTACCGGCGATTACCGATTCTTACAAACGTGCAGTTACCGCTGTTATCTTGGAGAACCAAGAAAAAGAAATGAATGAACAACGAAGCATGCTAAATGAGGCAGATACCTCAGTTGCATCCGTTTCAAACTGGGATCCAGTTTTGATTTCGTTAGTTCGCCGAGCAATGCCTAATTTGATGGCATACGATATTTGTGGTGTTCAACCTATGAGCGGCCCCACAGGTCTAATTTTCGCAATGAAAGCAAGAATGGGCGATGGTGCAGTAGGTACTGCTGAAGCTCTTCATGATGAAGCTGATTCTGCTGATTCAAATGCAACCCTTACTGGTTCACAAACTGGTACAGAGCCTGGTGCTCTTAATGGTGGAACTGCAGCTGTCACAACTGATGCCGCTATTCCAGACATTTGGGGTGTTGATACCGCTGGTACATATAACGTAAAAGGTGGTGACGCTACAGCAACTGGTGAAACCTATGATGATTCAGGTGCTCCAGTATTCCAAGACATGGGATTTACCATTGAGAAATCGACAGTTACAGCAAGGACTCGTGCCTTACGTGCTGCGTACACAATGGAACTCGCACAAGACTTGAAAGCAGTTCATGGTCTTGATGCAGAATCCGAATTGTCAAACATTCTCAGCACAGAAATTCTTGCTGAAATTAACCGTGAGGTAGTTCGTACTATCTACATTACCGCAGAAGCTGGTGCTCAAACCACATCATCTGCTGGTATCTTCAACTTGGACACAGACTCTAATGGTCGTTGGTCAGTTGAAAAATTCAAGGGTCTGATGTTCCAAATCGAGCGTGATTGCAACGATATTGGTATTCGTACTCGCCGTGGAAAAGGTAACTTAGTTGTCTGTTCCGCTGATGTTGCTTCGGCATTGTCAATGGCTGGAGTCCTTGATGTAGGTGGAGCTGGTGGATCTGGCAACTTAAATGTTGATCCTAGTCCTTCAGGAAGTACTTTCGCTGGTACAATCAATGGTCGTATTAAGGTCTATGTTGATCCTTATAACTCTGTTGTAAGTGCAAGTGCTACAAATAACTGGTATGTTGCTGGTTATCGTGGTACTAATGCTTATGATGCAGGACTATTCTATTGTCCTTACGTTCCGTTGCAAATGGTTCGTGCGGTTTCGGAATCAACTTTCCAACCTCGAATTGCGTTCAAGACTCGTTACGGAATGGCTGTTAATCCATTCTCTAAAGTCGGTTCAACAGGTGCTATTGATGCATCTTCACAACCGTTTACTGCTGACAGCAACTGCTACTATCGCAGAGCTCGAGTTAGTAACTTGATGTAATCTATTATTTTAGGGGGAGACTCTAAGTTTCCCTCTAAAACCTACCTTATATTATACAATAACACAAAAGGAGAAAATATATGTTAGATAAAGCCACAGGTTGGATTAAGAGTCTTACAGAAACAGGACTTGCATTAATCGCACTTGGAGTAGTTCTACAGATACTTTTCGGAGCTGCAGTTCCCTTTATTGGTCTAGATATAGTCGGATCAGTTGTAGGAATTGTAAAGTCTCTTGGAAGTGAAGGACTAGTCGGTTTAGTAGCAGTATGGGTACTATATAGTATCTATTCTAAAAAATAATTAGTATAATCTAAGGGGAGAATGGATTCTCCCCTATTTCCTTCCTTATAAATACTAGTGAAACATATAGATACCTATTATGGCAGACACTAGTTCTCAACAACCTACAGTATTCGATTACGCAACTGGAACTCAATGGAGAATTGCGTTTAATCGTATCCCTAAAACAACTTGGTTTTGCACAGCTGCAAATGTTCCAGGCATTACTTTAGGTGAAGCTCAATATGCTACACCTATGTCTGATATGTTTGTTACTGGTGATAAACTTACTTTTGAAACATTAAATATAACTTTTCTTGTAGATGAAGAACTTCAAAATTATAGAGAGTTATGGGATTGGATAGTTGGTATTGGATCTCCTGTTAATCATTCACAATGGGAAACAACATTGGCTAAGGGAGATGGTGCTATTAGACAATTTGGCACTAATGATGCTGACCCTAGAACAAAATCTACTTTTGAAGAATCTAATTTATATTCAGATGCTACTTTGTTAGTATATAATTCTAAAAATATACCAAAAGTAAATGTTAAATTTAAAAATATGTTTCCCACAAGTTTATCATCATTAGAATATTCTCAAGATTTGACTGATGTGGAATATTTTAAAGCTAGTGCAACATTTAGGTATCTTTATTACGAGTTTGAAACTTCAAATTGATAAATACAATTAAGTAGCCTAAACAGAAATTAATTAAAGTGAGTCCACTTGATTAGGCTGTGTGACAATATAGCTAAGAGTGTTTGGGCTACTTTTTTATTTTAAATGACTTGACTTTTGCGTTCCTATATGTTATTATAGGTATGCCTGGTTTGTAAGTGAATATATAAAGAATAATATGACATTAACTGAAATACAGGATATGGTCAGGAAAGACCTTAAAATCAATGATCTTGAATTGGATATAGAATCCCTACGAATACCTTCCCTACATTCCAAGTATCTTCAGCTCTTAACAGAGCATTCGCTTCTTTTAAAAAAGACACAAGGAGAACTTAATGTTCTTAAAAGGGATAAATGGGTGTTTTATACAGGAAAGGCAACAGAAGAGATTTACAAAGAGAAAGGGTCGTTTGATGTGAAGTTGAACACTAAAGATGACCAGAAGACTTTTATAGAGGCTGACAAAGAGTATCGTGACCTAAAAGGAAAGGTTGAGTACTATGAAACTGTAGTTGATTATTTACAGGAGATAGTGAGGTCAGTTAGTAATCGTTCTTTTCAAATAAAAAATGCAATTGAGTGGAGAAAATTCGAGGCTGGAATTTGATATTATAATTCACAAGAAAGATGATGTTTATTCTCAGATTGAATGTGAAAGAAGTATTACAAAAGAATTAAACGAATATTTCAGTTTTGAAGTGCCTGGGGCAAAGTTCATGCCTAGTTTCAAGAATAGGCTCTGGGATGGAAAGATTCGATTATTCGACATACGGAATAACCAAATTTACGTTGGGTTATCCGAATATATCTACAAATTCGCTACAGCAAAAAAATATACTATTAGTGGTGGGGTGAGAACTCCTCTGGAAATCGATGTAGGCACAGTACAATCATTTATAGATGGTTTACAAAGTACTGTGACTATTAGAGATTACCAGCTAGATGCAGTACAACATTCTATTAGAAATGGAAGATGTATACTGGTCAGCCCTACAGCTAGTGGAAAAAGTTTTATTATATACATCCTAATTCGATATTATCAACAAATATTGGACAACTCTCACATACTGTTATTGGTTCCACGTTCCTCATTAGTGGAGCAAATGTATACTGATTTCCAAGATTATGGATGGGACTCTGAAAAGTTCTGTCACAGAATCTATGCAGGAAAAGACAAGACTTCCCCAAAACTTGTCCATATATCCACCTGGCAGTCCATATATCAACTCCCAAAGAAACATTTTGAAAAGTATAAGGTTATCATCGGTGATGAAGTACATACTTTTGCAGCTAAATCCCTCAAGACAATAATGCAGAAAACAACAGATTGTCCCTATAAATTTGGATTAACAGGGACACTTGATGATGCAGAAAGTCACCATTTAGTACTGGAAGGATTGTTTGGCTCAGTTAAGAAGGTTACTACCACCAAGCAACTTATGGATAGTAAACAAATCTCTGATTTGAAAATAATAGGAATTGTCTTGACTTATTCAGAAGATGAGTGTATAATAAGAGAGTATAACAAAGAAATTAAATTTATAACAGAACATCCTCAACGGAATAATCTGATTAGAAATTTAAGCATTGATTTAAAAGGAAATACATTAGTTCTTTTTTCGTTAATCAAACATGGACAGTTGTTACACGAACTCATAAAGGAAAGAGCCGATGTCAATAGGAAAACTTTTTTTGTATTTGGGGGAACAAACTCCGAAACAAGAGAAAACATTAGAAAAATCGTTGAGCAAGA